CGTGATCGAATTATTTTGGTCATTGGCAAATCCGGGGACGCAAGGTGCGATCATCGCGGATCGAACAGATAATCTTGAGCGCTTACGTCGCATCTTCGCGACGCTACTGGAGACATTGCCTTCAGAATGGAGAGGACCGGACCACCGCATCGTTACCAACAATCGCAACGGGCTGGTTTTTGCGAATCGTTCGACAATTGATTTATTGGCCGCTGGCAATAATCCGGACTTGGGCGCGTCACGTGCATTGAACATGATGCATGCGACCGAATGCGGGCAGTGGCGTTCGCTCGCCGGTGTCGAGTCATTGCGCGCATCGCTGGCGCAGCTCAATCCCAATCGCTTGTATGTGTGGGAATCGATAGCGAACGGTTTCAATTGGTTTTATAATCACTGCCAGCGCGCAAAAGAAGACCCGCACATGCGGTTTGTCTTCTGTGGCTTCTGGTCAAATCCAACCTATTCAATCCCCAAAACCGATCCGGACTACCGCGTGTACTGGGACGGCTCGTTGACTGAGGAAGAGATTGCGAAGGCGCGTTATGTCCGAGCTGAATATGGAGTCACGGTCACTCCTGAACAGATCGCGTGGTGGCGACGCGAGTCACAGTACCGCGCTGAAGAGTACATGTTCAGGCACTATCCTTGGACCGAGCGCGAATGTTTCATCGCTTCCGGCTCTCACTTCTTTCCAGCGGCGCGCACTCTTGAAATCGGCGAAGCATTGGCCAGCGGCGCTCCGTACAAAGGCTATAAATACATTTTCGAAGATAGGTTTTTATCGAGCCGAATTGAGCAGACTACAGAGCGCGAAGAGGTCATGCTGCGCGTCTGGGAGCCGCCAGATCCCAAAGGCGTCTACGCGATCGGCGTTGATCCATCAGGCGGCGGCGGCGATGAAGCGAACGATCACTCGATTCAAGTTCTTCGCTGCTATGCTGACCGCGTCGTCCAAGTGGCGGAATTCCAATCTAATCGTCCCTACACGTACCAATTGGCTTGGGTGCTTGCGCATCTGGCGGGCGCGTATAAGGACCACATGGCAAACCTCGAAGTTACTGGAATCGGCGCTGCTGTCATGCCCGAGGTGCGCAACCTCCGACAGCTCGCCGAACGCGGCATCCTGCAGGCCGACATCAAAGGCGACCGAATTCTCGATATGATCGGCAATGTCAGATGGTTTTTGTACAAACGTAGTGACACGCTCGGCGGCGTCGGCAACGTCATCAATTGGAAAACTAACGCTGATAACCGTCATATGATTTTTAGCGAGCTGCGGGATTCGCTGATGCTGCGCCAGCTCGAGATTCGCTCGATCAATTGTGTGCGGCAGTTGCAGTCGATCGTGGAGGACGAGGGGTGGATCGGTGCCGGTCCAGATACGGGGGAAAACGATGATCTTGTTTCGGCTTTGGTACTTGCTCACCATACTTGGGTGGACAGCAGTCGTCCTGGGCTCATTGCTCGCAACCTCACATGGTCTTCCGTGAATGAGCGGGAAAAACAGGACGTCGGAAATGTGCTATCGTTCGCCTTCAGTCAACATTTCCAGCGGATCAACCAGAAAGCCCGAACACGACGGGAGCAATTCTGATGACAAAGAAACCACACCATCGCGAGGTTCATCGCGCCGGCCGCCATAGCGTCGAGGATGAACCGAACGACAACAATAACAACAACACGGAGGAATCAATGCCCGAGCAAGAGCCAACGCCAACGCCAACGCCAACGCCAACGCCAACGCCAACGCCAACCGATGAGCCAGAAGTCACCCCGCTTGCGGTGACACCGACCGGCACTGGCACCGGCAACTCTACTGGTACTACGAGCCTGACGATGAGTGCCGTCACCGGCACTATCCCGATCGGTTCGACGGTGACCGGCGCAGGCGTGCCGGCCAACACCATCATCATCAGTCAAACCAGCGGCACGACCGGCAGCAATGGTGTTTACGTGACCAACAATGCGACGACATTGACGGGCGCCGCGCTGAGCTTCATGTCGCCCTCGGGGCCAGTGAAGACCGGCACTTTGGGCATCGATAAGGCTGGCAATGTTTGGTACCTCGGTGTCAGCGGTTGGTACTACCTCACGACGGTGACATTGCCGCTGCCACAGAGCGCCGACTGATGCCGATTCGACGCACGTACGCCTGTCCGGACTGCAATCACTTTTGGGAAGTGGTGTTGGACATGAGCCAGTCCGATGCGCCGTCACCGAGCTGCCCCGCATGCGATACGCGCGACACACAACAGGTGTTCAAAGCTCCCGGCATCATCAACTCATCGCCGCACTCGCGCGCTCAAGCGCTCACCGAGGACATTCTCGCCAACGACTACCACGTGGCGGACATCGATCGCGATCGGCGGCATGAGGCTAAACCCAAGGTCCGGTACAAGGATCAGGCGTCAACCGTGATGCCGAGTAGTTGGACCAACGTCGGCGGTCCAGACGTGATGAACGCGGCAATCGCGACAGGCCGGCAAACGCGGCTGGAGTTCGGCTCGGGCCTCGATGTTTTACAGGCGAACTTGAAGAGCGGCGCGCAGCCAGATCTAATCGAAGTATCGAAAAAACGATCACCGAAGATCTGGTGATCTATGGCCCTGAAAATTCCAGACAAGAACGACAAGGGCTCACCACTCAGTCAGTGGGCCAAGGAAGTCATTGACGAATGCCTAGGCTCGTCGTCCGAGCGCGGCCAAGTCTATCTGCGTGCGGGGCAATATTATTATCAGGGCACGGGCGACAGTCGCGCAGCGATCTATAACAAGACCAAGGGCTTTGTGGACAAGCTCGCGGGTTTTTTAATGCAGCCTACCGATGTGCGTTTTCAAGTTGTCTACGATTCGAGCGCGCCCGAAGACGTGCTAGAGCGCGCGCAGCTCGTCGGCGAAAAGCTCAGCGATGATTTCCGCATTACCAACAGCGACGTCACATTTGCCGAGGCCGTAGTCTGGGCGCTCAATAACGGTTGCCAGATTCTCAAGATCCGGCCCGACATGCCGAGCTTTAAAATGCAGCCGGTGCATCCCTTGAACTTCGGTGTGCTCAGCGAAACCGTGACCAAGCTCGAGGAACAAGAGGCATTCGTCCACGTGTCGTATCCGACGTTGTCGCGGCTGCGCACAGACCTCGGCGAAATGCACCATCCGAAAGAAGATGAGATCATTGCGCGTGCTCTCGAAGAGCCATCGAGCGACCGCAACGAGGAGCCGGAAAGTTATTTTCATCAAATGGTCGTCGGTGGCATGCAGCCGCTGGGCAGCGAAGGCTCGACGCCGAGCGCCGCCGGCATTGTCAACGTGTTTCCGACACCGACGCCCTGGAAGCCGCAAAAAAAGCTCTCACGCACCGTTAAGCACTGCGAGCTGTGGGTGAAGGATCGCGATCGCGGCGGCGACTATACCGTGATTCAATGCTTATATAGCGCCGATCCGATCATCATCGAGGGCGATGAAACGCGACGTAATCTGTCGAAAGTGCCGGGGCATTCCTCATTCGTCAAAGTGCAGCCGATCAATACACCAGGTTACTTCTGGGGCCGCTCGGCCATCGCTGACATCCAAATGCTGCAGGATCTCTTAAACAAAAGGCTGAGAGATCTGAAAGTCATGTGGGATCGAAACGTTGCCGCCCCGCGGGTGTTGAGCGGCTTTATGTCGGTCACCGAGGAAACCTATTTTAAAATCATCAGCGAAGGCGGGTTCATCGCAGACCCGAATCCCAATGCCAAAGCCGACAAGCTCAGCGAGCCGCCGCCGCAAGGCTACCTCGAAGAGATCGAATTTATCTTCAAGTGTTTTGATGAGGCCAGCGGATTCAGCCCTGTTATGTCTGGGCAAGGGGAGCCCGGTGTTCGTGCTGGTGTCCACGCGCAAACGCTGGTTCGCACTTCCAGCCCTCGACTCATCGACCAAGCCTCACGGCTCGAACGACAACTTGCTGATTGCGGCTATGTAGCTTTGCGTATCCAGCAGGCGATGGATCCGTTCGTCTACGAAACCGACGACAACAAAATCCAATTTTTTCTGTCGCAATTGCCGGAAGGCTTTTCAGTCGTAGTCGATTCGCACTCAGCCTCGCCGGCCTTCCAAGAAGACAACCGGCAGGTAGCCATCGCGCTGGCCAGAGCTGGCGCCGTCGATGCCGAGGATCTGATTCACATGCTGCACCCACCTGGGGCGCAGTTGTTGCTCGCCCGCCTGCGGCAACGAAAAAAAGAACAAGCGAGAATGATGCAGGCCGAGAAACAGGAGGAACTGGTTCGCGACGTGCTGCAACTGCCGAACCGCAAGCAAGCAAGCGGTGGAGGATCGCGCCGTCGCAGGTAATTGAGGGGCTGAGTGGGGCGTTGGTCATGGGGACCGGCAATGACCCACTCACTGATGATACTGCTCGTGCTGATCGTGTTTTGCTGCGCGATCGGTTACGGCCTCGGTGTCAACCATGCCGACTGGTGGTTCATGGTTGTCGTCTGCGCCGCTATCTGGATCACGGTGCCGATCGCTTACGTCGTCGGGCTGATAACGGACGGCTAGGGTTGCAGAAATGTGGAGTTTGGGCGTAGTTTACGCCGCTGCTGTGCTAATGGGCCAAGATCCATGGCACAGGACGGGCTTGAGGAGCAGGCATCAGGGACGCCTCCTCCTGCTGATCCTAACGCTAGCGCTGGGGCTCCAGGGGGCGGTCCTCCTTCTGGGGGCGGTGCTGATTTAGCCGGCATTGTTCGCTCGCGGCAGGGACCGCAGCCATCGGCGCCGGGTCCGGGCAACAGCGCCAACGCAATGAACACGATGCTGCAGGCTGTGCAGATGATCCAGCAGGCAGCAATGAATCTCCCTCCCGGAAGCCCGCTGCATCGGGACGCTCTCAAGGCAGCCTCTAGTCTTTCTCGGCACTTGCCGCAGGGCGCCCCGACGCAGGGCGTGCAGATGACCGCGGTCAGGGATCTGGTACGGCAGATCGGACAATCGGGCTTTCTGCAAAACATCATGCAGCAGATGGGCGGCGGCAGAGGCGGCGGCCAGCAGGTGGCCCAGGCGCCGAACCCGTCCACGCCTTTGCCGGGAGCGTGATATTGATATACGTTCCGACCAACACACCGCTTGCGAAACTTCTAAGAGAACAAATGCAAGAGGAGTGTGATCGTTATCCACCGAAGCTCTGGCGGCCAAGCGAAGAACAAGAAATGGCTGTCAAGCTCCTTCAGCGAGGACGACAACGTGGCTCAAAACCGAAGCTTCGATCCGCCCATCACCGCACCGCCTGACACTCCGCCTCGAAATATTCTACAGGTGGATACACAGAGCGAGACGTCAGAATGGGGAGCACTCCCTAAGATCGTGCCCAAGCCGGAAGGCGGGATTCCAATCCAGCCGAGTATCGTGGGTCGTAGCAATAACGCCTAGTCATGCTCACGGTCACTGACAGAATCGAGCGCCTGTCTATTCCAGAACCCAACTCTGGGTGCTGGATCTGGATGGGCGCGATCGACAAGGCGACCGGCTATGCTCGCATGCAAATGTGGAAGCCAAAAAAGTTGGCCAGAGCATCGCGAATTTCGTACCAAAACTACAAAGGGGAAATTCCCGAGGGGATGGTGATCGACCACATCTGTCGCAACACATCCTGCGTAAATCCCGATCATCTTCGCGCCGTTACTCAAGGCGAAAATATCCGCAGTCAATTTAGGTGTGACTCTCCGGTTGGAGCTTGCGGGCACGAACTTGTCCAAAAACCTTGGAGCAAATCTCGTATCTGCATGACCTGTCGCGCCGCGAATGTTCGTCGGTGGCGCAAACGGAGAAAAAACAATGGGTGAACGCCAGATCAGTGACGAGGAGTACGCCTTCTTACAAGGAAGAAGGCAGGTCGCCGATTTTGTTGAGCCGATCTACAACCACCCGAAGACTGGCCGCGAAGCCAAGCGCCTGATCAAAGAAGTCTATCCCAACGTTAAAATTCCCGATTACGACATCGAGCAACAAGTCATGCAGCGGCTTGATGCCGAGCAAAAAAAGCGCGACGACGCCGAGGCTGCTGCCAAACAAAAAGCTACCGATGACGCTTGGCAAGCGCGCCGTGCCGAGGTGCAGAAAAAATATGGCTTCACCGACGAAGGCATGAAGCGCCTCGAAGACTGGATGGTCGAAAATCAGATCGGCAATTACGACACTGCCGCGCGCGCCAAGGCGGCGCTCGATCCCCCTACATCAGCACCCGATTACGACGCCGGCCACTGGCACCACGAGCGCCAGGAGGGCTGGGCTGAGATGGCCAAAGATCCTGAAGCGTATGCGCGCAACGCCTTCATCCAGGCAGCCTACAAAGACGAGCAGATAGCGAAGCAGCAGAGGTAAGGGGAGGCTAAATTGCCATTATTGGGAGCCGGCCTGATTCCGAGCGGCCCGATCGGTACGGAGCTGCAAGCCACCATCCGTCGCGTCTTTGCGCAAATGGTAGTTTTGCTCATTTACAAACAGAACCCTCTGTTGGCGTTACTGCTCAGAAATGCGATCCGCGCCTCGGGCGGTGTTTCTCCCTACACCCAACCCGTACAAACGGGTCGTTACGTGAACTCGAGCTGGATGGGACCAAACGGGCAATTCGCCATACCTCCTGACGTAGCCCAGACGGTCAATGCCGAGTT